AATTCAATCTTATTACAAATAAATCTGCTTACGATATCACATATTATATAACTATGCATCGTGAAATAATAATTCAGGATGTTGAAGATCAGACTATAAAAATTTCTGAAACACGAAAATTACTATCTGAAATATTTGATAAAGGTAGATGTAGAAAATTATACAACTACGAATATACAGGTCTTAATGACCAAATCCTGGATTTAACAGTATCATTGGACAAGCAACTTATTAAAAGTTACCGTTCACCGGGTGATGAGTATTCATGGAATAGATTCTTAAAGGGGGATACTGATTTATCTAAGTATCTTACTAAAGAACAGTTCGCAAGATATCGTGAAGTAACTGGGCTTACAGATAAACTTGATAATAAACTAATACGCCAGAGCACAGACCAAGAACAAAAAAGATCAGACTTGCTACGTAAACAAGATGAACTATTTGACCGAACCCGGCAGGGAATGATTGCTACTGAAAATGATAAGGTCAGGTCTCCTGACGGAGCGATGGCAGTCCAACAGAGATATCAGAACTTAGATTCATACGAAGATATGGCTGAGTTGCAAAGACTGAATCCAGATTTATTTAACACGGTTCAGCGTGCAATACAGGCAGATAATATCCGAAGAGATATTGGATTTTTGGGTGATCGTATTAAAAAAGGTGACCGTGATATTGAAGAGACTAAATCAAGTATTAGTAACAATAACAACCAAATAGAAGAATATGAAAATACTATTAGAGCACAAGCAGGTGTTGATATTAATGCAATGCTACGAGAACAAGCAAAATTTAACAAAAATATTCGCTCTAATTTATTAAAACCAATAAATGAAATATCTCTTGCAGAAGAATTGGGTGCTGATTTTTTCGCAGACTCAAATAAATTGTCTGACACAGAATATGCATCAATGATGGACGCAATCGCACTTAATAGTATTACATTTGAACGTGACATACTATCTAACATGCGTAATGGAACAACTATTTCATCTTTTAGTTCAACTGACCGGAGTAATATATCGTTAGCACGAAGTAAATTCAATGAATCTCTTAATGCTGATCTAAGTATGCAACGCCTTGAAATGACAATTAAAGGCGATCCATTCTGGGTAGAATATTATGTAACAGAGAAAACAAAAGAAAAAATGTTTGGTAAAAATAACAGCATTGACGATGTTAGGGGACATAATGCAAATGTGAATGGCACAAATTACATGATGTTAGTTGTTAATAAAGCGGATGGTGTAGATGAATTTGATAATATAAAAATTGATAGTTTAGATATATTCTTATATATGGTTAGAAAAATAAAAAGTACATTCAGTCAAGGACAATTTACACAAAGTTTACAATGCATCAGACAGCCTATACCTTCAAACTTTAAATCAACCACAGTTTATAAAGGAACAGTAGAAGGTGATGGATTTGGTTTTGGTCCCGGTGGTGAATTTGCTGATGTAACTAATCGCGTCGGTGGCGGACGAGGCAGTGATGTTTTAGGACTAGTAACTGGTGGCGGGTTTGTTGATGCAGGACTTTTACTTGGTAACGGGAATACTAATACAACTACTCCAGGAGTTGGTAGAGGTGGTGCATTAGATCCTAGGATTGTAGCGGAAAATAGTTTCAACAGAATGTCGGGTGGGTTATCTACGCTTGCTACTGCAATATCTGAATCTTCTTTACCATCTGCTGACCAAGCATCTAGGTTGACATCATTAATGAATGAAGCACAAATGGCCAGTAACTTTGGTTCTACCAGTGCAACAACCGCTGTTGAAAATGTAAAATCATTGATGCTAGATACCTTTGGCACACCCGAAGAGGCAAGTATAATTTTACAAGAGTTGACCGATGATGGAGAAATAGTGTCACCAGAATTAATAGCAATGTTAAATACACAAGTATATGATGGTGAAACAGTTACAAATCCCATAGGGGTTGATGCATCCGCAGTCGATGAAGTTATGTCAGAGATTACAAATATTAATAATTTAAATACTAGCAGTGTTGATGAAATAGCATCCAATATACCAGAACATATGACCTCAGTGGTTGATATTAATCCTCCCATAAACACTACACCGCCTACACTACTTGAAGTAGCAAATTCTAACATGATGTTAGATGGTTCACTTCCATTAGAATCTACTGAAAGTTATACATCATCGACATCTCCGGTGTTCGAGACTAATTTAGAACAATTAGAAGCATTGGACTTACCTGATGAAGTAGTAAGTGGTTATAAAGATGCACTAGAAACTAGGAATGGAATAACGGTAAGAAAATATATAGATAGTCTACCAGAAGACCAAGCAGAATTATTGAATTCTATTGATAATCCTTATACTGTTAAAACACTTCCATATAACGCACCAACTATTGAAACGATAGCAGCAACTCCTTTGAAAACACCCAGAGAATCAATAATGCAAGCAAGAATAGTAGATGCACAAACTCAGATGCTTGCAGAAGCAGGTGGAAGTTATAATGATTTATCAGAAGATGAAAAACGTCATTATGAAAATTTAAGTGATGCATATGATGAAATAGATGAAGTTGCACAATTGGATCCCATTCGGAATGAAGCAAAATTAATTAAGATCAATGATGAATTAGATAAATCAATTAGAATATACAACGACAGATTAGCAGGCGGCGATAGTGAATGGAGTTGGAATGAAGAAGAAGCAGAAGAAAAAACACAAATTGATAATACAGTATTAGAGAACATTTCAAATTTAGATAATGCACACTCAACCCCTATTGCAGACAGAGTGATAGTAGATGATAGCGGCAATGTAAATATTATGAAAGATATGTCTGTACTACCTGTTAAACCATCTGATGGATTTACATTGCCAATGGATTATTTAACTGAAAATGATGAGTTCACAATAACAGATCCACATTTAGCACAATATGAATTGGCAGAAAAAAATTGGGTAGATTTTCGAAAAGGCGAAGTTGTTACTGTTAATGTAGTTGATCCGGCTAGTGGAGAGACATGGCAGACTGAGTTATATAGTAGTTTTGAAAATCCAGAACTTGCACAACAGTATGGAATAGATACTACCACTGTAGTAGCAGGCGAAACAATTTCACAAGACGATCCGCGTTTCGCACAGTGGAGTGTAGGTAATTTAAGTAATATTAGAAATCAAATTTCTAACGAACTTCCACTTGTAACAACTGTAAGCATCCATAATGAGTCAGCAAATCCAGCACAGAAATTCACCGAAGTTTTAGTTAAAATAAACGATTTTGTATTAGTAGAAGGCGATGAGTAAAAAATGTTACAAGATGAAAATTTAAATAATTTAGCAGGTGCATTAAAAAAAGATAAACAATCAAATCTTAACCCTGTACTAAAAAATATACAGAGTGGTATATATCATGCTATTACTGTTCCTGGTATAGATCCTGAGGGCAGAGGTAGATTGGCTGCATATGTTCCTAAATTGGGCGGAAATCCAGAAAATCCTTTATATTTTCAGTATGCGTCTCCGTTTGCGGGTTCAAATACTATGGGAAGTTATGGGCTACACGCTGTTCCACCATCTAAAGATGTGACTATACTTGTGTTCTTTGCTGACAATGGAGAAATTAGTGAAGGGTATTGGTTTGCTGTTGCACAGGAAGTACCAGATATTGCATCTGGTGGTGCATCTGGTCCTCCCAAAGTAGATGGTTCAGGTCAAGGCGAAGGCGTATTTAAGGATCAGCCTAGCGCAAAAATTAATAAAACCGAACTATCAGATTCTCAAGGTGCGGATACATCATCAATTAGTGTTACACCGGAATCTTTGGATGTTGCTACTGATGTTAAGGATAGTGGATTAACTCCAAAATTAGATGGTAAGGACGGATTAATAAAAGTTGTTGAAGATGGCGAAGATCCAGCAGACGAAGTAACTAGTGGTAGAAATCAACGTAACGCATCTAACAACAGAAATGATCCGCGTGGCAGAGACCAGATACCAGCAAATCATCCTAGAAATATTAATACTGCTGCACAGGGTATATATGCGGATGGTGTGCGCGGGCAAACAACTGCATCACCATTACGTAATGCAAGTTATAAAGAACCTAAACCAAATACAGTATATGGTTTAAAAACGCCAGGTTCAACAGTCCTTACGATGGATGATGGTAGTGTGGATGATGATGGTTTCGTGCATCCAAATCAAATACGTCTACAAACAGGATCGGGCGCAAGCGTTATCTTAGATGGTACAAATGATTTAATCTATTTGATTAATAGTACAGGTTCAGGTTGGATAGAAATTGGTTCTGGTGGCGAAGTAATGATATATGCGCAGGGTTCTATGAGTATGAGAACAGAAAAAGATTTTAACTTACGTGCAGATCAAAATATTAATATAGAAGCTGCTGAAAAAATAAACATTAAATCTGGTGACGATATCCAAGTAAATAGCGGAGACCAGATACATTTAAAAAGTGAAGGTTCTCAGTTCTATGATAGTGCAGGCAGTAATCATACTAAAGTTGGTAGTAATATGTATGTTTCGACTGGTGGTATATTACATTTAAATGGACCGCAAGCAGCAATGTCACCGGGAATTAATACAGTATCTCATAATGATATTCAAAATTTAGAATCTACTAAAATAGAAGAAAGCATTTTATCTACTATGGTATCACACGAACCAATGATAAGAAAAAAACCTGCGCCTGCTAACACAAGTTCAAGTTCAGATGAAAGTGATACTGTAAATGGAGGTAATATACCTGCGACTGCTGCAGATCCCAATAGTGTTGCTACAAATGATAGTACCGTAGATCCCGATGAACAAAAAGTAAATGATGAAGCAATACAGGATCAAGTTGGTAATGGAAGTGGAAACGTTACATATGTTGGAGACTTTAGTGGAAGAACACGTAACAAAGTTATTAGAAATGATTTGTTTAGTATACTAGAACAAGCAGCAAGTTCTGCAAGTGTTGATGTAGTTATATTCTCGGGTGGACAGGATCCAGCTGGTCCTGGTGCAAGGCGTACAGGTAGTACAAGACATGATAATGGTTTTGCCGCTGATGTTTGGTTGTATAGTGGAGCAGGTAAGTTAAGTTCACGATCAAGTGCTGATATACCAATAATAAAGAAATTTGTCAAAGCGTGTTTTGATTCAGGTGCAAATGCAGTTGGCGTTGGTCCAGGTTATATGGCAGATGTTGGGGTACATGTTGATATAGCAACATATAAATCTGATTCTGGCGTATGGGGATCAACGCATTCTGTTGGGTCTGCTTCTAGTTGGTTAATAGCAGCAAGAGATGAAAGTAATTGGAGAGCATAAAATGATTTACGATAAGAGAAAAGGATCGCTTTTAAATTATATTCAACTACCATTACATACTATAACACCATACGGTACATATCTGGGAACTGGATACGATACTGACGGTAATCCCACGTATATACTATCATATACACGTGTTACATCATTTGTAGTAAATGAACTTATATTTTCTAATTTAAGTAAGAATGCTATTATTAATGATGTTATTCCTACACTGGAAATAAAAAATGGTATTATAGGTTATAATTATCAGATACCTGATGTAGAATTTAGATATGGTTATATTACATCATCTTCCAAAAGAGTTTCCATTGAAAGCCAAAAAATAACAAAACAATCAGCGCAGATAATTTTAGAAAAACAATTACGTGCTATTGGAAATGTATTAGAACAATTTATTACACAACCTTTAGGACAACCACAATATGATGCGTTACTTCATTATTTTTATTATGAAGGTGTAGACAAAATACCCAATCATAATATTATTAATTTAATTAATAATGAAAAATGGTTTGATATAACAGATGAAATACAGAGTAACATTAAAAGAAAAAACGGCAAAGTCGATGAACGACTTGCCGCTTTAAGAATTGAGACTGCTAAGATGTGGAGTTATGTTCCCGGCTTTAGTTAAACGGGTCTATGATCTATAACTTGGTCTACCAAACCATATGCTAGTGCTTCTTGTGGATCCATGAAATTATCACGTTCCATTGCTGCAAGCATTTCATCTAGTGTTTTTCCAGCACTATTGTGTTTAACATAAATTTCAGTCAGTGAACGTTTCATCTTCAAAATTTCTTTGACTTGAATTTCCATATCAGTTGCTTGTCCGCCAGCCCCACCACTTGGTTGGTGGATCATATGTCTTGCATTGGGCAGGATATATCTTTTTCCTGCTGCTCCTGCTGTTGCTAATAGTGACCCCATTGAACACGCTTGTCCCATTACAGTCGTACTAACATCTGGCTTAATAAATTGCATAGTATCATATATTGCCATACCAGCGGTTACTGCGCCACCCGGGGAGTTAATATAAAAATGAATATCTTTTTCTGGATTTTCACTTTCTAAAAATAGAAATTGTGCACATAGTAAGTCTGCTTGATAATCATTGACTTCTCCTGTTAAGAACAGTACACGTTCTTTAAGAAGTCGTGAAAAGATATCATAACTTCGTTCACCATTAGCAGATTGGTCTACAACCATTGGTACTAGATTTGGCATTAATTATTCCTTATTTGTTTTTGTAGATTCAAGTTTTCGTATTTCTTCTTTTAGTTCTGTAATTCGGTCATATGCAGCATACAAATTTTTCTGAAGTTCATTTATTTCTAACCGAAACATTTCTTCTGTAGTTATTTTTTGCATTGGTAATATCCCGGGTTTATTACTTTTTTGAAAAGGTTTCAGTTGTATTATTTTATCTTTGTCCTTCATTGATAATACTCCTAATAATATTAATATTATATTAAAAATTATTGCTTGTCAAGTACTTTTTTCAAATATACGTAGTTTATACGATGATAAATACTCTTAACAAAATATTTAAAATTGAGAGAACAGATGGCAGTTAATTTTGCAGGATTTAGTACTAAAAATAAAAAAGCAATAAATCATAATCTTTATGGTAAAGACTTGGTTATTGAGGATTTGATGAATCATTTAATGACACGTAAAGGTGAACGTGTTATGATGCCAACATACGGTAGTATTATTCATGACTTAATTTTTGAACCATTAACACCAGAAATTAAAGATATAATTGATATTGACATAAATTCTATTATTGATGAAGATCCCAGGGTAACTATTAACACCCTTACTATATCAGAAGATGACCATAGTTTAAACATAAAATTATCAGTTTCTATTATTCCAACTGGTGAACAAGTTGAACTTACAGTAAATTTAGAAAGAGAATAAAATGAGCCAAGAAAGAGTTGATAACTTATTCGCTAGTGAAAGTTGGAGTGCAGTTTATACAGCATATACTAATATTAGTTTGAAAGCATATGATTTTGACACAATACGTGAAGCATTACTTGCGTATGTACAACAAACATACCCAGATAAATTTAATGATTTTATTGCAAGTTCTGAATTTATTGCAATCTTAGACTTGGTTGCATATTTAGGTCATTCTCTTTCTTTCAGACTAGATATGAACACCAGAGAAAATTTCTTAGATACTGCTGAACGCCGTGAATCAATTCTTCGTATGGCAAAGAATCTAGGATATATTAAAACGCGCCCTATTAATGCACGTGGTTATATGAAAATTACTAGTGTCACTACAAATCAAGATGTGGCAGATAATGAAGGCAACTCTTTAGCAAATACCACAGTAAATTGGAATGATGCAAATAATGCTGATTGGTATGAAAACTTTATAACAATATTAGACTCAACTTTTTCTAAAAATTCTAAAGTACAAGACCCAACTGCAACTCTAAATTTTCTAGGCATCGAAAATAATATATATGAGATTAACGAAAACCCTCTAACTAAACGTTTTAATTATCCTTTTTCCGCAGATATTGCTGGTAGTAGTAGAAAATTTGAAACTACTAAAGTAGAAATTGTAGATGAAATTATTGGCGAAGCAGAGCCTAAAGTTTCTAAAAATTTCACAGTTATTAATCGTAATGATAACCTGGGTCCTGCAAGTGATAGAACTGGATTTTTTGTATATGCAAAAGCGGGAGAAATGAACTTTAGTGATTATACATATGATTTAAAACTGTCTAATAGAACTCAAAATATTGATGTTATCGATATATCAAATACAGATGTTTGGATCCAACGCACTGATAGTAATAGAAATTATACATCTTCCGTAACAACAGTTGATAATGATAGTAGAGAAACTGCTATATATAATTCTTTAAGAACAGGCAGCGGCGATCTAGCGAGTGTCACTACTAATATTGATAATAGTATCGCAATTAATTTCCCTGATGGTATTTTTGGTAATGCTGCATACGGTAATTATCGTATTTGGTATAGACAAACTGCAAATGAAAATTTCACTGTAAACGCAAATGATATAGCAGAAGTTGCAATTACTATACCATATATTGGCGGTGATGATCGTCCATATGATTTAACAATAACAATGACAACAACAAGTGACTTTAGTGAAAACTATGCTGCTGAAACATTCGAAAGTGTTAGACGTATTGCACCAAGAGCATATTATTCACAGGATAGAATGGTAAACGCACAGGATTATAATATCTATCCTCTAACTCTTGGCGCAAATGTTATATCAAAATCAAAAGCAATTAATACTACATTTTCTGGTAAGTCTCGTTTCTTTGAAATGGATGACGTTACTGGTAATCATAGTAATTTAAGTGCAACTGGTACTGATGGTAGTGTATTCTTAGAAGATGATATTATAACAATGAATCTAAGTTTTAATCGCCAGAATGGACAGATTGATAATTTCATTAGAAATAAAATTACTGAAGTATTAAAACATCCAAGCCTGATGAATTTATATTATTTTGAAAATATGTATAATCCAGCATCTACGATTTTAGCGCCATATTTGAATTTTACTGTTCGTAGTACGAATGCTAGTATAATTGATACCGTATCATCAACTTCATTAGGCACAGTATTTTTGTATCCAGGTGATCATATTTTAACTCAGGGAACAAATGAAAAAGAATTATCTTGGACAAAAATTAGAAACATTGAAAGTAGCGTTGTTGGATCAGCGGTGGATTCATATTTTATTGAAAATATTCTACCTGAAACTACTGGAAGTATTGAAAAAATAGTACGTGCGTATAGAACACGATTTGAAGCAGATGAAATAAAAGATATTAAAATTAATAAAATAGAAGACTTATCAGTTCAGAGTTTTATTATAAAATATGTTCCCAAAAGTAATACATCTGTTTGGGAATGGAAATTACATGATGAAGTAAATGATGTTCCATTAGTCGAAGGAAAAGATGTTTATATAACATTTACATATGTTCCAGGTGTTAGAGAAAATGAAGCAGAATATGTTGCTAAATTTACAGGTAAGAAAATAGTATTCGATAGCAAAAAACAAGTAAAATTCTTTTACAACAATGATAAATTAGTTGTAGATAATGAAACTAGTTTAGCAGAACGTGATAAACTATTTTTAAAATATTATACTACAGTTGCTAGTGATTCATCTAGTGGACTTGAAGAATTAATTAACATAGGTACTGCACAAGTTAGTAATGTGGTAGAACCCGGTGATAATACTGTAACATTTGATGCAGATTTTTCTGAAACTGGCGCAGTAATTACACATAACTTTGTTAACAATACATCAGCATATACTGTAACAAGTACCCAGCACAAACTTATATCGCCGTTGGGTGTAGAATATCCAGTTGCTCCTGTTGCACCGTCATCTGACACTGTTATCGGGGATAACCCAGAATATACTGTTAGTTACGATAAAGATGGTCTAAGTGAATTATTAAGTCTTGATGATTATGATGATAATCACTTAGTCGATGATAGTGACAAATATGTGTATTCAAGCACAGAAGTAACAATCGAAGATAGTGGTAATGTTAGCGATGGTTTTGTATACACAACTAATTATACACAGGCTGATTTTGACCTTGAAGGGTTTAAAGGTAACTTAACTAATGCATATTTCGATCTTGCATATCCTAATAATTTTGCATGGGTTGACTCATCCGAATTGCCTACTGGTAAAACTATAGATACAGCAGTATCAGGTGATACTGGCGTACAAACTGAATTTGGTAGATCATTTGATGGCTCGAATTATGAATTTGTATTTACTGATATGAGTGCAGATGGATGGTCAATAAGAAATCATAACGAGTCTGGAGATGACCCTGATAATCCTGACAATGACGTATATTGGAAACAATTTGCGTTTGGTGAAATAAACTTCCCTGCAGAAAATATTAGTATTAATAATTTAGTATTGACAGATATTAATAATAATGAAATTAATCTTAGCGATTGTGAAGTAACACAAAATAATGGTTCCTATACAATTATTTTCTGGACAGTTGATCCTGGTATTGGTAATAGTATTAATGTTAGAAGTATTGGAGGAACTGCAGTATTCTCAGATTTCTTAGTAAGAGTAGAGCGTAGTCTATTACCGATAGATGCTGATAGACTACAAGCATATGCAGATGTAGAATCATATGTATATGATTCATATATCACACCTGCAGGTTATGTTGATTACACAAAAGTTAAATTAACAAGCATGAATATTGATCGTAACCCACACGGTATGCTACAAGTATTTACTAATTTAGATAATGTAGATAATGATGAGTTAGGCGACGTATCTGAAGTGGAATTCTCTCATATTGTTTTAGAACAATATACAGATGTTGATAATATTGTATATGAACGTGTTAGTGATAGAATTGTAGCTACAAACCAAGCACAGTCTGATAGAATACCAGAAACCGCAATAATTAGATTCTATATAGAAAGTGACGATCTTGATATCAACGAAGGTGAATGGCAAAGACGTTCCGGTTCAGGATGGGAACCATTGCCCACTAGCCAATATACACTTGTAAACGCGCCAGCAAAGGATAAAATAATTTATGCTGGTAATCAATATAGAGTTGTTATAGGCAGAAGTTATGTCGAAGATAAATTCATGACATTCAGATGGGATCACTATGCTGATATTGATAAGAGAATTGATCCAAGTACAAGTAATATCATCGATATGTATG